CTTTTGTATTTTTCTCAGTTTTACTATTTGTTCTTTCTATTTCTGCACTTGTATTCACATAATCCAACATCATATCATCAAATGTTGATGAGAAAATATCTTTTACATTATTTGCAGTTGATTTATTTATTTCTTCTTGTATCTTTGCTTCTGTTTTTATACTATCAGACATATCACCCCAATCTGTTTTTATTCAATCAATTGCATCATTCCATATATTTCAAAAATTCTCACCAGCTGTTATATTTATTCTTTCTACTCTACCTAAACTAAGTCATACTTTATCTCAAAGTTTATTATAAGCATCAATTAATCAATTAATCATATCAATTCAGAAATTTCATATAGCTTCAAATACTTTCAAGAAAGATAATTTAATAGTTTTTCACACTCATATAAGTGCTTTTCACATAATTTTCCAACCATAAACTAGTCCATCAACAACTTGTTTTCATACACTATAAATATTAAGTAAAAATCAACTAATAGCTTCAACTGCTATTTTTACTGCTCATACAATAGCCTTAAATCAAGTTCTAATATAAAAGAATATACTTTGCCAATTTGCACCTATTCAGTCTATTGTATCTTTATTATCTCAACTAATTAAGTTTCAAGCTTCTTTAAATCATTTTACAACAAATGATAAAAATTCTCATACTCAATCTCAAAAAGTAGTAAGTGTTTTTCAAATCTCTTGTCCCATATATGAACCCCATTGTGAGAAAAAATCAATAAGAGTATTTAACCATTCTTTAACCTTTGGGATAAGTGTTTTTCAAATATCAGCAAGAAATAAATCTATATTATCTTTTAGGTTTGATAACATACCTAGAAATGATTTACTTTGTTCTTGCATCATTCAAGAATATCTTTCTTGTAATCATTCCATAAGAGCTTGTATTGCTTTTCAAGAGCTTATACCAGCATTTCATATATTTCACATTTCTTTTGCTGTTAATCATAGTTTTTTTTGTAATATATCATATACTGGTAGCCCTCTTTCTGCTAATTGGTTTAATTCTTCTGCACTAGCTTTCCCTTTATTTTTTATTTGTGCTAATGCTAAAACTACACCATTTAAAGTATCTTGATTTCATCATACAGCTGCAACACTATCTCATAATATTTGCAACATAGGTATAGCTTGTTCAGCTTCAAATCACATACCAATTATTTTTTTAGTTGTATCTTGTAATCATATAAGCTCAAAAGGTGTATTTTTTGCAAAATCTGTTAAATCTTGCATAAGTTTATTAGCTTTTTCAGTACTTCATAACATTTGCTCAAATGCTATTTGATTTTTTTCAAGTGTTCAAGCTAAATTTAAACTATCTTTTAATCATTCAAAAATTCATATTGCTCAAACTAGTTTCATAACACTGCTAGTTATTCAAGCACTAATTTGCTTTCATACATTTTTTCAAGTTGTTCTAGCTTGTCAAGCTATTTTCTTATCAAGTGATTTTAAATCTTTTTTTAATCAGTTTATATCTGCTTTTAATCAAATATACAACTCTCAAACTTGTTGATTTGCCATTATTTTTATTAAATTATTAAACTAGGTTTAGTATAATAAAAAAAAGGTGCTTTTAAATTTATTAAACACCTATCATTTTTTTAAACTCTTCCATATCAACCTTTTTAGGTTGTTTTGCTTTCTCTGGGTTTTCTATTAAGTCTATTTGTTCTAAATAAGCAAAAAACTCTCATACTCTCATTTGTAAAATCTCACTTCTTGGCTGATGATAGTATTTCATCATTATTGCTATTAGATATACTATTTGTTCATTGTTTCATTCACTTCATCAGCTTGTCCTAAACCCAATTCTTTAAATATTTGTTGTTGAAACTTCATTAATTTAGAATATGGCATTTTTCTTAATAATTCTTTTAATGAGTTTGCTTTATCTTTTGCTAAAAGTCAAAGTATAGAAATACTAATTTCTAATTCATCACTACCTTTTTCAATTTCTTTACTTAGTTTTTGTATCTCTACTAAATCTTCAATTGTTGGTTCATACAATGTAATTACTCAATTTTTTGTCTCAACTTCAACTTCTTTTGGTAAAAAGTCATCAAGTTTTATTTTTCACATAGCTATGTTTTTTACATAATAAAAGTAATCTTTTTATAATAAAACTTTTATTTTTTTCAAGTATAAAAAAAAGAGCTATAAAGCTCTTTTAGAATTATACAGTTATTTCATCTTTAATTTCTTTGATATAACCCTCTAATTCAATTTCCATTGTTGCTACATCATCATCATTGTCTCATACAAAATCAATTCATAATGTTTTGATATTAGAAACATTTTCTAAATCAATAGTATATGTTTTACCCTCATTATTTGTATGTACAAATCTTGCAACTATTGGTGCATTTACACCACTTGTTTTAAATGTTATACTTCTATATTCTGCTGGTGTATAATCATAGCTAACTAGTACAGTATCACCACTTGCTATTGCTCCACCATCAACAATAAGAATACCAGTATAACCATCTGGTGTAGTTATAACTTCATAATCTGTTCATTCTGTATATGTTGTTGCTCAATCACTTGATTTTACAACTATATTACCAACTCTTGTATTGTCTCAATTTTTATTAGCTAGTAAAGTATACTTACCATCATTTAGAACAATACTTTCATCAGTAATAGCTTGTGTTGTTCAAGGAACAGTTGTTATATCTACTAAACCTTTATTAAATAAGTTCCATACAGAGCTATCAACTTCTGCAAGTTTAAAATCAAAAGAACCTTTATTAAAATATTTTGTTCTTTTAATATCTTCTACATTATCAAAGCTTATAGTTGCTGTTTCTGCTTTGTGGTTATAAACAAGGTCTCTAAAAGCACCTATATTTACTAATGATGAGAAATCTTCTCATACATATATTATACCACTACCAGCAATTAATGCTTTATCATTTTGAATTGTTGTTTGTGCCATTTGTTTTAATTAATAACTAAATTGTTTCTAGCAACTTTTTTATATTAAATAATTCTTTATTTTTTCAATTTAAACTATTTCTTTAAAGATAAACTCTAATCTAACTATATTTAAGTCTGTTTGTTCATCATATAAATCAACTTGTTCAACTAATCATATAGTTCAACTCCAATCTTCTGTAAGCTCTCAACTAAATCAATTTAGTTTTAAAATCATAAGATTAGCAACTTCTTCAAGCTGTTCTTGATCTTCATATTTTCATAGAATATCAAAAGTAATATATTTACCTAAATAATGATGAACATTATTAAATCATCACATTTTATTTGTTGTTTTAGTTTGACTATAAACTATAAAAGGTGTTTCTTCTGTAATTTGTGCTTTATTTCTATAAACCCTATCTCATACTATTGCATTTATATCTGTATCATTTATAAGATAGTTTGCTACTGCTTTTTTTAAATTCATTTTTTAATATAATCTTGTAAATATTTTTGATAAATCTTAATAAGTTTTTTATTTTCTTTATCATAAGTATTTCTAAATGGTCTTCTTGCTTCAATTCAGTTGTCTTTTATACTTCTTGCTAGTACATACACTTTACCCCTACTCTTACTATCTAGCTCATTATAACTTTTAGTTATTCATCATTTGTGAAATCAATGTCTTCAAGCCCAGCCTACCAAAGCATTTAGATTTGGAAATGTTCAAGGTTTTCTTCAATATTCCATAATCCAAGCTTGTATTCTATTAGTTCCTACTCTTACATAATCTTTTCTAACTAATCTTGTATTTATGCTCCTTAGTAAATCTCAAGTATCATAAGAAGTTTTTTTTATATCTTGCTTAACTTTGTTCTCTAAATACATTCAAGTTTTTATTAGAGCATTTTTTTGTATGGTTTCAAGCTGGTTTAAAGTTTTATTATTCCATTTAATCATTATTTAATTGTTTTGATTAAAACTTTTTTATGATTTATTCAAATACTATCTTGAACATTATAAATATTTATAACTTCATAGTTATCTTCTTCTATATCAATTTTAACTATATTTCATTTTTTTATAGTAGCATTTTTTTCTAAATATAAAATTCTTTTGTCTTCTACTATCTCTTGCACTCAAAAGTTGGTTTGATTATTTCAATTATAAAATCAAGCTAGTCTTCATTTAAAAGTTCATAAACTATTTAATGTTTCTTTTCTTATTCATCAGTCATTGACTATTTGTTTTTCAAATATTTCTATTTGATTTATTAAAAGATTATTAAGCATTTGGTCTTATGTTTATATCTATAAAACTTCAATATTGTTTATACTTTCTAAATATAAGTTTAATATTTTGAGGTATATCAATATCATTTATTCCTTGTGCTTGTGTATCTGCACTATAACTATAATCTCATATTTTTTCACTTTTCATAGCTTGTTTTATAATTCATCAATTTAGATATAAGTATTCTACTAGATATAAAGTTCACATTTTTAAATCTTCTGGAAATTCATAAACTTCTAGATCTTCATCATAAAATTGTGAAAGTCAAATATAAGAAAATAACATAGCTTCTGCTCTATTTATATATTTTTGCTTTGTAGTGTCATTTTCTTGCACTAGATTGTCTAATAAACTGTTTTCATCAATATATGTTGTATCTATTACTCAATACATTATAGGTTTTTATAAATTAAAAAGCTAATAGTAGTATAACTATTAGCTCTTATTTTCAATTTATTATTCTCAATCTTTTTTGTAAGCTTCTATTCTCCTCTCAATAAGTAGTATTGTTTTTACATCTTGTGTATAATTTCATTTTTTTATATTTTCTACATTTTGATAGTTTTTTGTCCATCATTTATTATACCATTTTTCTATAATATCTATATCTTTTTCTAATTGTGTCATAATGTTTTTTTTAGGTATATAAACATAAGAATTATTAAAGAACATTGTTTTTAATTCTTCTATTGGTAATTCTAAGCTATATTGATTACATCAAGCTCATTTATAGCTATCTATAACATAGGTTTTTCAGTTATCTATTCAAAGATAAATAGAGTGTCATATTGAACCTTTATCAACTCAATTTATACTATTATCAATAGCACAATTATCTTTTTTATCATTCCAATATTCTCTATTTACACTAAATCAAGTTTGTATATGATAACCTTTATTCATAAGTTTATAGAATTCTTCTCAAAATGTGTCTATTCTATAAGTTATTATTTGTTTATCTGGGTTTCTTTCATTCCAATATCTTCTTACTAAATCAACTCATTTATAAACATACCAACCTTTCCCATCAACAAATGGTGGTGTTTCTTTTCTTGCTAGTTCTATTATTTCTAGCATTTCTTCTTTACTAAATGTATAATTGAAATAATTACTAAGTATTCAAAGTCAAGCTATAATGGTACACATACTATTGTTTATATAGTATTGATTATAAGCTATCTTGTTTTTAAAATAATTATTTACTTGTTCTTTAAATTGTTCAATGTCTAATTCACTTCAAACTAATTTATAATCTAAATTATTTGATTTATCTATTGCTCAAAAATAAGTCATTTTTAGTTATTTAGTTTTAAAATATTTCCAACCTTTTATTGTAGTACCTAGAAATACTATAAGAAACATAAGTATTCTTTTAAATTTACTAGTCCAATTTAGTAAATAATAAATATTTATTGCAAGTTCATAATTTGCTTTTATAAAATCAAAGAAATCAACTCATAGTTCATAATCTAAATCATGCATATTGCAAATTAAATGTAAGTCTTCTAATAATTTTTTTCATTTTTCTTGATTAAAGTAAGGTAAAGCTTGTATAAGTTTTTCAAAATCTACTCCACCTTTTCAGCCACATCAATTACAAATACCTTTATTTTCACATTGTTCAAGTGTTTCTTTTGTATATAAACTTCTGTTTATAATCCAATCTATTGTTTGCATTATTTTTTAATTAGATAATCTAAAATTATAGTATTTACATCTTTAATTGCTGTACCAAGCTCTCTTTGTGTTTGATTTGTTTCTTCAAGTGTTTTAACTAGTTCTAATAATGTTTGTTCTTTACTATCTAACTTTTTCCAAAGCATATAGTTTGTTATAAGTAAAACACTTATAGCTCATCAGTCTTTTATAAAATCAAGTATTCAAGTTGTTAATTCCATTATTTACTAAGTATTCAAAATATAAATACAAAAGAAAAGAACAAAGCAATCCATACATAATTAAAGTATTTTGTATGGTCTAATAATTTAGATTTTATTTGCTCAATATCTTGTTCTTGTCTTAGTGTTCTTTGTTCTATATTCTTTATGTCATTTTGTATTCTTTCAAGAATAGTCTCCATTCTACTATCACTTTCTATTTGTTGTTTTTGATTTTCTTTTACTATTTGTAATATTTGTATTGCTATATTATGTAAATCACTCATTTCTATGTATAACTATTTAAACTATTTCATTCAATAGCCATCACTAGCAACTATATCTGCATCTTCTTTTAATGGTGCATAATCTGGACTATTTACTCTTATACTAGGTGCATTACTAGTTGAACTGTTTTGTTGTGTTGCTAATATTTTTATAACTTCTAATAATAAAGTATTATCTTGTTTAGGTGGCTCTATTACAATATTTGGCTTATTTGCATACATTGCAAATCATCATAATATTATTCCTAGTATTACTATATCTATGTATTTTCTCATTTTTAATTAGTTAGTAATAAATTATTCTGTTTCTTCTAAATTCTCAACTTCTTCTTTTATTTTATAGAATATATCAAGAACAGCTTGTTCATTCTCTGTTCTTTCTTCTTCTGGCTTTGCTAATATATTATCAACTATAACTTCTGCTATCAATATTATCTGGTCTTGTATTGGCAATATACTTTGTATTGTTGCTGTTGTCTCACTCATTTTTTTAAATTAATTATTAAACTTTACTTCATATAATATGAAAGTAAACCTCTATTCAAGCACTTCATCAAGTTAAATCTAACAAATCTATATCAAATTTAGTACTTTGTAAGTTAAACACCCTTATAAATATTTGTTGTCAATTATGTCTTCATCAGTCATTACTATCTCATAATTGGCATTGTACATTATGTATTCTATTTAAAGATGAATAAATAGAACTAAAATCTATTGTTCTATGATTATTTGTTGATGATGTATTATCTTGTATAGATTTTCACCAGATCCACACCAGATTTGTTCAAGGGATTTCAAGAAATCAATTCTGCTCATCATTATGTTCTACTTTTTTTGATATTGCTTTATGTGTTGATGCATCAAATCAAATAAAATCTGCATTTTCTATAATATCATAACTTAGAAATCTTCTTGTCATTTCAAATTACTCAATAAGTAAATCTGTTGTTCATACACTATCTTTTATTTCTTGTTCTATTCTATCTTTTTCTATTTTAACAAGTGTATCTGTTATATCTTTATCTAATAATCATTGATATAATTTACCAACATATTCTGCTGGTGTTTCTGGATTATCAATAAATTCTCATTCATCATTTAATATTTGTTCTTCATATCATTTAGCTTTTGCTAAATCAAGAACTTGTTCATCTGTTGTTTCTCTTGTCAATGTAATCTTTGGCATTTTTATAATTTAATAACTAAATAGCTTCTGTTGATAAGACTCAATCATCATCAACTTTTATTCTATACTTAGTTCATCAAGGACTTGTAAGAATAATTCATTTTGCACTATCACTTATTTCTATATCATCACTATGAGTTTTTTTTGCTGTGATAGTTTCCTCTTTGTTTTTATATGATATAGAAACTCCTGTATTGTCTACTACAAGACTTCAATCTTTTTGTATAACATTCATTTCTATAGGAGATAAACTTCAAGTTAATCAACTACTATCTACATTATCAAAATAGGTTTGTGAAAACCTACTTGTATAAACTCAATTTTTTCAAATAAATTTTGATTTATAAAAATAAGCATAACAATTGTTTATATTTATATATCAATAATAAAATCAACTATCAGTAAAATCTATTGTTGTTTTTGTATCAGAATAAAAATAACTTTTTACTTGTCCCCAGATTATAACATCTTTGAAATAAGCACTATATACACTTAACTTTGCCCTAATTCACATAACATAACAATATTTTCTAGCAGTATATCATCAAATAGCTGTATTAAAATCTACATACTTTGTTTGAACTGTACTATCAATAAATACCATCATAGATGAAGGACTATAATCATTTGTTGCTTGGTCTCATTTTATTGTTAGTACTGCTCTATTATCATCAGATGGTCAATTAAACTCTATATCAGCTAATGAAAAATAAAACAATGTTTTATAAGCTAGAGGTATAGTTGCACTTGTTCTTTCATCATATCAAATTAAATGAGTTCATCATTCTAGTTTTACATTTAGATGGCATCAACTAGCCATTTTAGGTTCAAACTCTGTTTTATACCATACAATAAAATCCATAAAACTTGCAAAATCATAATCACTTTTATTTTCTGTCTCTTCACTAGCAACAGTCTTTTCAATATATCATTTATACATATCATTTAATGTAATTCATTTGTTTAATGGTACTAATATTCATCATCATTGATATTTTTTTACTGCCATTTGTATTTTAATAAACTAAATTTAGTTTTAGTATAAATATTAAGTGTTTTTTTCAATTTAAAAAAAAGAGCCTATTTTTTAGACCCTTTCTTTTTTGTTTTTTTAACTTTCTTTTCTTCTTTTACTTCTTCTTTTACTTCTTCTTTTACTTCTTCTTTTACTTCTTTCTTTTCTATTTTTTTCATAGCTATTGAAATAAATGTTTTTACTTCAACTTCTTGTCAAGGTTTATATTTCTTTCAATCAACTATACATTCTCTAAGTATTTTTACAAACATTTTTATCTATTTAATTATAAATTATTGTACTAAGAATATACCCATTGTATCTGGTTTATCTACTTCTACTGTAAATATTGTTCTTAATGTTTCAGATAATACTGCACTTGATGTATTTGTTTCTTCTACAAAGTCAAATAATTCAGTATTTCCACTTGTTTTATCTACAATAGGATAGATTTTTAAGTAATCAGATTTAACAGCAAAGATTTCATTTGTCTTAACAATAGGACTTGAAACTACCATTAAAACTCTACCATTAAATGTATTTGAAACAAATCCTAGTAAGTTATAACCTGCATATACATCTTTTCTTTCTGTTGTACTATCTACATATTCAGTATAGTTAGATAATTGTGCTAGTTTAGTTTTTACATAAGGATTTACAATCAATACATCAACTTCACTTTCTCTATTTGCTAATTCTACCATAAAGTTATCAAAGTTTGTTTGGTCTAATGCACCACCAGCAATAACACCACCACCAACAGTAATATAATGTTTAATACCACCAGCAGTCCAAGAAGATTGGTCTAATTCACCATTAGCTGGTTTATATGGTTTACCATAAACTAAAGACATTTGTAATTTTTTCATTTGTGTCTCAATTTTTTCTTGTCTTTCTTCTAGTACTAAATCATTATAATCTTTTAAACTAGAATTAACAGCTCTTTTAGACAATTCAACTCTTTCTGTCATTTCTTGTACAAAGTTTTCATATCTTGCTTTTTCTGACATTACATTTTCACTTGTAATACCTCATTCAACCTCTGCATTTGAAACAACATAAATTGCTGTATCTGCTGTATGTGTTGCTGCTGTTGAACCTAAATCTCATCTTCTATATACATCAACTGTATTATTTCCTTTATCTACTGCTTTTACTTTTACATACTCATCATCAACCATTAAGATTGTATTTGCATACAAAGTTTGTGCTAATTCTGCTGATATTGGTAATGCATCTGTTGTTGTATCATCCCAATCAGCTGTAATAGTACCCTCTAATCTTCTAGCTTTTGTAGAATACCATTCATATAATGCTACATAATTAATAGGTGCTTCAACTCTAAATAAATTTATTAAACTTTGGTCTCCACCAACTAATGGTAATATTGCACCAGTTTTTTCTGCTAAATATGGATAATCATTTACTTTAAACATTTCTTTTTAATTAGTTATAAATTAATTGTATAATTTAGACATTAATTGTCTATATTTATAAATCTCTTGTCAAGTAGCTTGTTTGTTTGCTACTTTTCTTTTTAAAGTCTCAAACTCTGCTTTTTCATCAGTTTGATTTTGAGCTATTGGTTCTCATCAACTAGTTTGTTTTTCTTCTCATACTAGTTTTTTAATTTTTGGAAGCTTTTCTAGTAATTTTAATGGTTCAGCTTCTCATAGGTCAAGCAAATCAATAATATCATTATATTTTTCTTCACCTACTCTTTGTTTTATAGCTTCCAACTCTTGTTGTACTAAACTATTAACAACTTCTTCATATTTATTTACTTTTTCTTGATAAGGTTTATAACTTTCAAGCTCTTCTCTTGACTTTTCATAAAGTGTTTTATATTCCTCTTTTTCTGCAAGTTCTTTCTCTTCTTTTTGTTTTAAAGCATTTCTAAGCTCTTGTAATTCTTGTTCAGTTTGATTTTTCTTTTCAATAACTTCTTTGAACCTGTCATATGGAACATATTTATTATCAGCCTTGTTTTCTTTCTCTTCCACTACTTGGCTGTTAGTAGTTTCAGAGTTAGCAACTTCTTGTTTTACATCATTTGTTGCTTCTGATGTAATATTATCTGGCATAGATAAGTTTATTTAGTATATAAAGTATATTTTTTATAAGTAATTATTTTTATTTTTCAATCTAATTAATTATAGGTTCCCAAGTTCAATTGCAATTAGGGTGATATAGGTATACTGGCACTCATTGTTTCTCTATATTCCATATTTCTCAATTATGTGATGCACATATATCACAACAATTAGGATTTTCTACTCTTCTATATTCTGCAATTCACAATTCAACTCATCTTGTTAGTGTTCATTGTATTTGTGCCTTTGCTGTTTCACTTCTTGCAATAACTTCTGCATATCTACTTAAAGACCAACTCTTTCAACTTTTATCTTTTAATACTGTTAAACCTTGTTTTTTTAGAGTATCAATAATTGATTGTTTTAATTCTTCCATACTTTTTCAAGTTATCTCTCTCTTTGCTATATCTTCTAATATTTTTGCTTGACTTCATTTAGCTAGTGTAATTCTTGCTCATCTATCTATTCAATTTAGATTATTATTTATATAATTTATACTTTCTGTTATAAGATTATTTACAGCTTCTAAATGTATTTGTCATAATTCAGCTCATATAAATTCAGTATATTCACTTGGTTTTTTTGGATCTTTTATAAACTCATTTATAGTATCACTATTATCAACTTTATTTACTCATTTTAAATACTCTTCTGGTATTCTAACTTGTGCCCATAGATTAGAATTATTTGAAAGATTTGCTATTTGTACTTGTATATCTTTTAAAATAGCATCTTGATTTATTATTGTCTTTCAAGAATTTAAAGCTTCATTTATTGTGTCTATTATTTCTTTTTCTGCTTCAATATATAATTCTAATAATATTTTATCAATTTCATTTATAGCCATAATATTTTAATTGGTAATAAAATAGATAATATCAAAATAAATAAAGCAAAAGCTACATAAAACAATAGCTTAAAGTATGATTTAAGAAAGTTTTCTTGCTCTATGGTAGTTTGTATATCTAGTAAACTTTTTTTGTTATATGAAACTTTTTTATAAATACTCATACTAATTTTTTAGTTATAAATTATTTTAATTCTGGCAATATACTTTGACTTGTTGTTATATTATTTAGTAAGTTCTCATCATCAATTTTTTTTAATTCAGCTTGAACAAATAAATCATCATAATCAAATATATTTTTAATAGCTGTTTCTTTACTAACTAAACCTAATCAATACAACTCTCAATATGTATTTGCTTTTTGTTCAAATGTTTGTTGTATTCAGTCTGTAAACTTTACATCAATTTCCAAATTATCTGTATTATATCATTTTAATTGTAATGATTTTTTAATTAAATTTTTTAATTGTATTTCAAACATTCTCTGTTTTCTTGAAACTTTTTTAAGAAATCTCATAAGTCTTATTCTTAAAGCTTCAACTTTTTCTGCTCCACCATTTTCTTCAAGTCAAAAGAAACTTGTTGGTATTTGAACAATACTTGCTGTGATTTTTAATATTCTATCTATATAGTCTAATCAGTCTTTTATCATAGCATTTTTATTTTCTACATATTCTGGTTTTTGTTCTCATTGTGCAAATGCTAATGTATCTAATTCTCATATTCAATTTATTTTTCAGTCTTCTTTTGCTCTCTCAATCCATTCCAGCATACTCTCTGGTAAAGCTATTTTACTATTAAGATGTTTAATAAATTGTACACTAATTTGAGTTATTCTATCATTTATTTCTTCTAATAAATCTAATATTTCTTCTAAATCACTTCTTCAAAATAACTCACCAGCTATCTTTTGATTATCTACTCTTATAATTGGTAGAAAATCTAATATTTCTTCTGTAATAACTTGTTCTATATCAATTTGTCATTGTTCAGCTGTTCATATTCAGTTTAGATATTTCCATTTTCAATTATCTAAAAGTTTATATTGTTGTATATTTGCTTTTTTATTTCATTCGTTATCTAAATAAAAACTAATAATATTATGTTCTATTGGTTCTTGTCATAAAGCTAAATTACTTATAACTGGGTAATAATAATCAAAAGGTATTTCTTCTATTTTAACTTCTCATTCTTCTAGTCTTGTTCTTAGTATTGCATATCAAGTTTTAGATTGTGAAATAAAAATTCAATAAAACAAATTATCTATATTATTATAATCTGCTATCTTGTCCCACTCTTCTTGATTTTGTCATAATTCAATTTTTATACCATCTCAATAACAAAAGTCTGCAAATGATTTAACAATAAGGCTTGAAAGATTTACACTAATATATAATAGCTCATCTTTATTTATATCTCTTGTAAGAAAACTTTTTAGATTAAAAATATTTTCTCTAAATGTTCATTCTATAAAATGTGAAAGATTATTTTTAAACAAACTATCATATATTTTTCTTTGTTCTATAAGTTCAACTGCATTATTATCTAATTCAATAATCATTGATTTCTTTTTAAATTTTAAATACTTTATTTTTAATTATTTATGCTTTTTATCAATTTAAAAGAACATCATAAGCATTTCTTTTATCTTCAAGACTAAACAACATTGCATCAACTAAATCATCATTCTTAACATTTGGAAAGTTTACAAGCTGTTCAATTAATTCTTGGTTATTATTTGTAAAGAATACTCTTTGTTGTTCAAATAAATATTGTTTCTCCCTAAGCCTTGTTATTTTATCTTTTGTAGTTTTATAATCTTTAACAGCCATTCATTCTGCTTTTAATAGTTTTGACATAACTTTTTGAAAAGCTACTGTTTCAACTACTAAATATCTTGGTCTATATTTTATGTAAAGATTTTTTATAATCTGTGTTGCTTTAAATGGTTCTTTTTGTTTTCAATTTAGTGCTATACTTTCTACAATATAATAATTCTTGCTTTTTCTATCATATCAAGCTACAACTATTGCAAATGCATCACTTGTTTCTTTTTCACTTATAGCTGGATCAATTCAAATATAATATTCTAGTTTAGGTGGCAATATATCTACATATTGTATATACTCTCTTCATATAATAACTTGTCAATCTACATAAGGTATAAGCAAATAGTTTTGATTAAATGCTATTTCTCCTTGGTCTTCTTTAAATTCTTTTAATAGTTTTTCTGTAAAATAGCTCCATACTATCTTTCAGTTTTCTTTTACTGCTTTTCTTCTTACAATCCATCTTTTATTCTTCTTAAACTCTTTTTCAAATCTAGGCACTAATCAATCTTGCTTTATTATGTTTCATAAGAATATAATTCTACTAGTTCTATCTAATCAACCTAGCACTTCTCATTTTATAAACTGATAGTTCTTGTCTATTATATCTTTATTATTTACACTCTTTTCTACATCAATATCATCAAATAAAACTAAATCTGGTCTATATGCTCACTCACTTGTTATATGCAACTCTCACCTTGGGCTTTCATTTATTCAGAATGCTTTTACTTTTATTCAATTTGTTGTTATAAATTCTCATATACTTTTTTTTTGTAAACTATCTTTATCTATTTTTTGTACTGGGTATATTTCTCAATAAATAGCTTTTAATCTTTTATTAATTATAAGTTCAGAAACTAATCAAAATATTTTGCTTTTAGCTTTTGCTTTATCAAATGCATAGAAAGTTATAAATTTATGTTTTTTATAAACTATTGAGTATATAATATAAACTATTGCTTTTGTTGTCTTTCAACTCATTCTAAACATAATCCATAACAAGTTTTTTCAGCTTAGCAAATCTTTATTCATTTCTTTATGAAACTTTGCTGGCTTTATCTTTTTTCAATTCTTCTCTTTAAAGTGTCAAAAGAAATAGTCTTCAAAGAAATTAAAATCATAATAAGCCCTCCAATATATGTATTCTTTTATATGTTCTTCTGGTATCTTATCTTCATTTTTTTTTAGTAAATTTATTTCTTGTTTTGTTATCATTTCTTCCTAAAAAGTTTATTAAAAGTATAGCATTTTTATAGATTTTGTTCTCAAAATATTTCTTGTTTCTTTTCTATCATTTTTTCTCATACATTTTTTAGTTCTACATCAATAGCTTGTGGACTAACTAATAATAATCAAGCTATATCTTTTAGCTTCATAGGTTGTCAATTCCACTCATACATATAGTAGGCATTTAATATAAAGTCTTGTAATTTATAGATTATTTCATCTTTCTTTGTTCTATTATTTATATTAGTAGCTAGCACTAGTTTATACTCTATATTGTTCTTACTATATATTAAATTTATATTCTTCTTTTCAAAAAAAATAGATATTCTACCTTGTTTAAAATATCTATCTAAATCAAAACTATACATAAGTTTAAATATAAAATTAACTAATTCTTTTACTGGGTCATAATTGTTCTTTATCTTTTTTCTTCATACCATTTTTATAATTGTTTAAGAAATTCTTTTAAATCTCAATTATCAACTTCAACCTTTTGTTCTATTTGTTGTACTGCTTTACCTAGTGTCCTATCTAACATCTTTTCTATTATATCAAAACCTTTTTTGTCTCATAGTGCTTTTGCTACTATCTTTATCATTACAGGTGTATCTTTCTTATTTACTAGTTCTTTTATCTCATCTACTGGTAATTGCAGTAAGTATAAATAAGCACTCTTTATATCATCAAATGTTGCTGGCTCATAACCTGCTTTTTTTAGTTCCTCATTTATTACTTTTAAAGTCCTTCTTGGCCTTCAAGCTGGATTTCAACTTTGTCATTTCTTGAAAGGTTTTGCTCATTTTGGTGTTTCTCATTTCTTAAATACCATTTCTGTTTTATTTCTGAAAATAAAATTAATATTTATTGACTTTTATTTTATAATATATATTTATATATGGAGCCCTATGGTCTGATTTTCACAGCCATCTCCACAATGGCTTTGTGGTGTTTTATATTAAACTAATAGGGCATAAATAATGGCTTATATTTTTTTTCATTTATACATACAAGCTCATACTTCTTTTATTTTACTATATGGTAAGACTTTATAATTTCTTTTCAAGTCTGGTTTTAATAATTTTATATACCTAAGCATATATCAAGGAATTCTATACCATCATTTATATCTCTCATTTAAGAATTGTATTGTACTATTATATCAATATTTATTTTTTTCTTTTTGTAGCTTACTATTTCAATCTTCAAAACTTAATTGATGTACAACTCTTCAATCTGGGAGCTTTATTAATCTTGAATTCTCTTTAATCTGTGTTAACTCAAATCAACTTGCTCTATAAATAGTTCCATCTCAACATTGTGTTCCATCAGCAAAACTAATAATCCATTTTAAATGTGGAGCTTTTTTCTTTAATAACTTTATACTTATTGCTATTGCTCTACTTTCACTATTTTTTGGTAATAAATCACTAAAAGCCATCCTATTAAGCTCTATAAATTCATTCCATTTAGTTCATTCTACTAATCATATTAGTTTACTTTTATCTGTACTAGGTCAATAACTCATAACTCATCATAATATTCAATTATAGAATACTCAAAAATGTAATTGACTATTGTTTACAACTTTTCAACTATAATGATGTTTTTTTACAAACTCATTTGCTATTTTACTAGGTATAACTTTTAATAAAATATCTTTTGCACTCATTTTAATTATTTTGTAATAAAAATATATCTACTATTCTTGCAAGAGCATTTCAATTTGAGTTATCATTTCAAGTTTCTCAGAAATCTCACATACTTTTACTTATTTCTAATGCTTCTTTTAATCTTATATTTTGTTCTCTATGCAATGTAAAAGTTATAGTTTCAAGTTCTCATTTATCTCAACTAGGCAAATTAAAATCATCATCAAGTTCTTCTATATTCAAACTAAACTCTTCAAATAATTTATTTAAGCTTTCATCTTCTAGTTCCCCTAAATCTACTTTCAAGTTTTCTAAATCATATTCTGCTAAATCTGCTAGTCTATTGTCTAATATTCTATATTTTTTCTTTTGACTTTCTGTAAGTCAATTTATTCTTATTACTTCAACTTCTTTATAGTTTAGTTTTCTTAAAGCTTCTAATCTTCAATGTCAAGAAAGAATAATTCAATTTTCATCAATTATAATTGGATTTATATATTCATTTTCTTTTATTGAATTAATAATCTTGTCAACCTGCTCCTTTGAGTGTTTTTTGTTATTGAATTCATATGGTATAAGTTCTTCTATATTCTTTTTGATATATTCTTTTTTAATAGCCATCTTATAATTTACTTATTAAATATTTTAATAATTCCTTAGGTTCTATTATTACTTTTTTACCTTTTATTTCTTCTTGGATTAGTTCTCATTTTTTTAGCATATTTTTTGCTTTGGTATAACTTATGTTTTTCTTTCTTTGATATTCTCTTAAACTTTTATAAAATCATTTCATATTGTTTTGCTATACTTTCAATAAACTTTTTACACACTTATATTAACTTTTTATATTAAAAAAACAAGAGATTATTTCTCTTACATTAAACTAAATAAATATTTTTCTATTTTATCTCTAATATCTCTTTCATTTGATATAGCTTTTTCAAATTTTTCTTTTTCTAGTAAATTAAATACACTAAGTAAATCACTAGCATAACTTGATATTATTCTATTTACTGCTTCTATTTCTTTTTGTAATCATTCAATATTCTTTTCTTTATATAGTCTGTCTATATATTCTGTCCTGTGTGGTTCTCTTGTTGGCATTGTTATTTGTTAATATTTAAAATTTTCTTTAATTTAGTAAGTATTCATAATTTATTATCTCTAGCTTTTATGAATACATCAATATAGTATTTTTCCCAATAATAAGTATAATGTATAGGTTTATATCTTTTAAATCTTTTAATATGTCTTTTAAATTCTTTACTATCTGTTTTCTCAATAATTTTCATCTGCTCTATACTATCCATTATTCACATCATAGTAATAGCTTGCTTCATTTCCATATTATTATTTTATTAAGTTATAAATTATTTTTAATCTCTTTAATTAATATCTCTATTATCTTATTTTTAATTTTTTTATCTTTTAGTAATTCATTTTTTATCTCATCTTTCATATCTTCAATAACTAAAGATAAAACATCTTCTAGTCATTGAAACATTCAATCTTCAGCAATATATCTAAAATCATTTTTAATTGCATCTCTTAAACTCTCAATTATAATATCTTTTATTTCTTCTCAAGATATAGTAAATTTTAATTCTTTTTCCATAAGTTATTTTATTAAAATATAAAATTATTTTCTTCTAGTATTTTTACAAGTGTTGTAAGTGTTTATTCTTATATATTCTAATTCTTCTAATACTTTTTTTCTAAATTCTTGTTCTTCTTTGTTGTTTTTTAACTGTTCTAGTTTTAATAAGTCTATTCTTTTAACTTCTAATGCTTTTAGTATTAAAAGAATTATGCAAAATATTATAAGTGTTATTGTTATCATTTTATTTAGTTAAATTATAAATTATTATACAATTACTTACTAGTTAATTTTCAGATTATAATTCAAATTATATATACTATAAAAAAAGTCAAACCTACACTAAGATAATCTTGAACAGTAATTTGATGTTCAATTTTCAGTATATCATTATTATTTTTGTATATTATATATTCATTTCAATCTACTGTCACTATTTTTTCTAGTGTCATTTGTTTATTTTATTAAGTTATAAATATAAGTAATAGTTTCTTCTGATTGCTCATCAATTGACTTTCTCTTGTCTTTCCAAACTTTCATAATTTCCAAACTTAACTCTTTAAAAAACAATCAAGTTGGATGTAGTTGTTTTTCTTTTTCTAAATAATCTAATACATCTCAAAGCATTACTGGATGACCAATTATTTTATATTTTCAATTATTGAAATCATAATCACATCAGTGTCAATGTTTTATTTCTCAATAAGTGTTTATATAATGTATTATGTCATCATCTAATAAAATAACATCTAATTTGTCTTTTCAATATAAATCTTTATATTGAATTTTACACCCAAAAGTTAAACTCTTATCTGCTATCTTTTCATAAATCTTATCTATCATTTCTTGTTTAGTCATAGTTTATTCTTAGTATCTAAATTATAAGGTTCACTATCTAAATAATCTAATATAACATCAAATTCATATAAAAATTTTAAAAACTTTATATGCTCTTTTTTACTCATAATCACTTCTTTTTTTATTCATTTAAATGAATACTTAACTTTTATCTTTTTCTTGTCATCATCTTTTGTTTCTTGTTTAGTCATTGTTATTATTATTTAAAATAAAGTAAAATAAATATCTTTATTAATGTAAAATCTATTATTAAAGTAGAAATAAATATTCACAATGCTTTAATCCACATTTTTAATGTTGGTCTACACCCATTAACAATATCTCAAACTAACCATCACAACATAAATAATGTAAGCATAATTATTTTTTATAATTTAAAAGTTCTTTCAATTCTTCTAAATATTCTATATTTAATTTAATTTTTTCTATTCTATTTTTACTATATTCTATTTTATCATTATAATCTTTGATTATATAATTCTTACAATCTTCATAATTAAAGAAAAAGGTTCCACTTTCAAATATATTAGTTCAACAACACTCTTCTCAAATATAATAACATCATTTGTAAAATTTTCAATTTACTTCATATTCTAAAACAATTCATTTTACAATATTACCTTTTTGAATTACATCTCATTTTCTTTTGATATCTTCCCATTTAATTGTAAATCATTCTCATATAATTTCTGTATATTCAATTTTTTTTAATATATTTTTATATTTTAAAATAATTGCATCTATATCTTTTAGTAAATCATTCATTTTTATTCTTCTAAATCAAATAAAATATTCCATTCATTTTTACATTCTTCTAAACATCTTTCTGCATCAATTTTTTCTTGAAAAACTATCTCATAAAAATGATATCATTGTCAATATGTTAATCAAGTATTATTAACATCTAAATAAGGTTCTCATTCTATATTATAATCTTTTCTTATAACATAATATCAATTTAAAGTTCATACTTCATTCTCCCATATCCACTTCTTTATTCTACTCATAGCTTTTCTTTTTTTTAGCTCTTGCTCTGCTTCTTGTTTTGTTAAGAATGCATTTCAATAAATTATATTATTATAATCAAAACTGTCTCCTTTATATTCAGCTTTTCTAACTTCTCAAAGATTATATACTATAAAATAATATTCATCTCACTCTTTCAACTTATAAATACTTTTAGGTTCTTTTATTTCTTCTAGCCAGTCTTTATCTCTATCTCAATCTAATTCAATATAATATTTATATTCATCTCTTTCTTCTAATAATTCTCAATTCATATTTTTAATCTTCATTTTATCTATTTCAATTATTGTCCCAGCTTCCAATCAAGGAAGGTCTTTTAGTAGTTTGTATTTTTTCATTGATTATTTTATTAAATAATTAAATTTGTTTTTATAAAAGTTTACAATTCTAAGCCAATGCTTAGCATTATCATTTCAAGTATATCTAATAGCTGTTTTTATAGAATTACTATTATAACCTTGGCTTTCCCACATTCTCCACCAAGCTATAATACTACTCCTATAATCTTTAAACACACAAAACCTATCTTGTTTTATAACTAATCACATTTCATACCATTTTTTATGGCAATATTTTATATGAAATGGATTATGATAAATACTAGTTCAATAAGTAGTCTTATTTCAACCTTCTGCTCTTATTATTGCATTTGCTACAAGTCAAATATTTAAGCAGTTTTTCTTGATTTTACAATATCATTCATTATAAAGAACCCAAGCTATATATCTAATCCTTACTTCATCATTTTTGATGAAGTTTTCTTTTACAAATCTAGTGCTTTCCAAATTGAATTCTTTAATGTTTTTTCTAGTTTTATTTGTAGAATTCTTTTCACTTGTTCAAGCTGTTCAAGCTCAATTTCTTTTTGTTGTCTTATTTGTTCATACATTTCTAGCTTCTCATTTACTTCTACTAAGGTTGATTTTACATTTGTTATACTGCTGTTCACATTCTCAATTTGTGATTTCAACTGCTTCACTGGATTGAATAATATAACCCCAAACCATACCCCCAATAAAACCACTAATAATATTAGCAATCAATATAATTTTTGTTTTCATTTTTCCATTTGTTAGTTTTAAAAAATAAATTAATAATTTTCTAGATTACTAGTGTTAGCTTCTAATATAAAAGAACATACTTTCTCTTGTTCTTCCATAATTTGTTCTGCATATAAGATAGCAAATTCATCTCCTGTAAGTTTAGCTTCTATGTATTGATTTACATATTGTTCCTCCATACAATAATTTATTGCTCTATCTTGTCAAAATCAAATATAAAGAGCTATATAAAGTGCTAATGTTGTCATTTTTATTTATTAAGATTTAAAAGTCTTTTAGTATCTAATGTTAAGTATCTTCACTCTTGTTTTATAGCTTCAAGCCATTCTTTAAGTTCTATTTTTTGCCAAGTTCCAAACAAAAGTCATTCTTGTTTTTCTGTATCATATACTTTTGTGTCTGTTTCCTTATAAGTAATATATTCCTTGTCATTTGTTGTAAACCAATATAATTTCATTTTTATAATATTATAATATAAATACTCTCCCTAATGGAGTAAATACATTATACTATTTTTATTTTATTTTTCAAGTCTTTTTTTACTTTTTTTATACTTTTTTACATTATATACTCAAACTCCACTTTATAACCTAGTTTTTCTAATGTTTCTAATGTTTTGAAACTTATAGGATTGTTTTTATACCACCAACCTATAAGCCCTATTTCTCTTATGTAACTTGTTGTATTTCTTCTTTCTTTATAACATTTATCTAGTATTTGTTCTTTTAATTCTTTTCAGTTTGTTATAATGATTTTACCTGTTCATCTTCTAGCCATTGTTTCTATTTTTTAGTAAATAAATTTTTAATCTTTGTAAATATGTTTTCTTTTTTCTTTTCTTCTTTTATTAATTCTTTTACTTGTTCTGCAACTTCTTCATCTACTGTTCCTATTGTTGCTATTTTTTGATAATATTCTATTTGTTCTTCTACTGTTATATTTTTTAAATCTTCTTTAACTTTTTTCTCTAATTCTTTATCTAGTTTCTTTTTTTTATCTGATTTTTCATATTTTCACATTTCATTTTGCAACCAAGCTCTATATCTTTTTATAGTTGCTCAACTTGGTGCTCTTTTTAAAACTCTTTCTATAATTTCCTTTTCTTGTCTTGTTTCACATACATTTGCTTTTAGATATTCTATTTCAAAGTCTCTACTACTATAATCTTTACTTTCTGGAACAAGTTCTAATGTATAAGCAACATTGATTAGTATTTCACTTTTTGATTTGTTTAAATCTTTTAATATCATTCTTATTTTTTAAATGGTAAAGCTTTTTTAGGTTTCAACACATTAAACCACCTATTATACATTAGCCATAGTCTCCATTCATATTGTAAAGCCCATCAATTTCACACATAAATATCAAGGCTTTCAATATCTATTGTTCAATCTTTATTTTTCCATAATTCTCTATACATTTGATAAATTAGCAAAAATAATAAATAAAATAAACAATCATAATGTAAGTCTTCAAGGTGTAAACCCAAATGTCCAAGTTATCAATGTTAAAATAAATCAAAGTAAGCATAATACTGCTACATATGTAAATATATTGTATGTTTTCATATTTTATTAATTAGGATCTAAATATCATTTTTTTGATTATTAAGATAGTATAAACTACTATCTACTGCTTTTAAGAATTTATCTACTGCTTCATATCTTGCCTTGTTTTTTGTATTTTCAGCTTGTAAATTTATTATTTCTTGTTTTTGATTTTTTGTCTCTTGTGTAATTATACTTTCTATATCTTTTATTGTTCTTTTTACTCCATCACTTTTTAATTCTGCTACTCTTTCAGCTTCTTTAATTTTTAATTCTTCTTTTTTACTAGCTATTTCAATATCAATGATTGCAATATTTTCTGCTAAGCTTATTAACTGATACCTACATTCTCTGTAATCTTCATAAGTAGGATTTTTATTTAATCTATTTAATATTTCTTTCATTTTATTAATTATTAAGTTTTAAAAAGGAATTTCATCATCAGTAGTAGTATCTACTTTATCTTGTTTTTCAGGTTTCCAAGTATTTAGTTTTGCATATAATCAACCTTTTTTACTTTCTAGAATATCAATATTAACATATCATTCACTATTACTGTTTTCTTCTAAATATTCTATAAAGTCTTTTACTTTTATACCTAGTTTTGCTTTTACAAAATCAATTTTTCATTCTTTAACATATAATCCATTTACTCATTCAAATTTTTTATCAGACATTATTTCTATTTATTAAGATTTAAAATTTTTTGTCTTGTTTCTTTACTTATTTTATATTTTTCTTCTAGTTTCTTTATTATTTCTTCTGCTGTTTCTCAATCTTTAATTCTTTTTATCATTTCTTCTTTATGTTTTTCAAAATCATTGTACCATTCTTTCTCTTCTTGTTTTTGATTAAATCTTTCCATTTCATCTGCACTTGCTATTCATTCTTTTATTTCAAATCAAGCAAATGCTAATGCTCTTCATACTGCAACAGTCTCTAACTTTTCAAATGCTTTTTCTTTTCATACTTCTCAAAAGCTTGAACCTGTAAATATTTGTTCTCATATTTTTACTGTTGCTTTAAATATAACAACCTTTTCTTTTATATCAAATTCAGTAGTTATACTTAAATCTTTTTCATACTTTTGATGTGCCTTTTGAACCCTTGTATGTACTCATACATAATCTTTTGGTAAATATCACATTTTTTTAGTTTAAAATATAAAATAAGAGATGGCAACCACCTAAAAGGTAGATAAGCAGTTTATAGTCTATACTTAGGACAAAACAGCAATTCTAAATTCACAATATTCTACAACTCATTCTATATCTTTAATAAGTCCTTCATCTAGAAAGTCTCTTCTTTCTAATCTTTTTTTATTCTTTTCTAACATTTTTTTATAAAGTCCTAGATATTTTACTTTTTCATCTTTTGTCATTTTCCCAACTCTTTCTATAAATTCTTGTTTAGTCATTGTTAATTTTTAAGATAGTAAAGTTTTATAATATTTCTAATACTGGTTCTTTGTTTGATATTGTAAGTTTTTTAAATACTTTCTCTGCAATATTATATGTATAAACATATATTTTTTTATTTTCTTTATCTTCTATTGTTATAGATTGTTGTGTCATATAATTTTCAATTTGTTTTCTTTTTAATTCTTGTAATTGTTCTTTTGTTATCATTTTTATTAAATTAATTTATAAATTTTATTTTAGAAAGCTACTTTGTTTTCAGCTTTGCTGTTATCTGGTGGCCTTCCCTCCTTTCTGTAATAGTTATATTTATTTTATTTTATTTTTCAAGTCTTTTTTTACTTTTTTTTATTTTTATTTAAAAAAATACTGAGCCCACTACAACTCAGTATTCAAAAGCAAATATTTTATGCCTCTATTTTATACTTAATCCTTTTTCTTTTTCAAGCTGTTTTACCTTTTGTTTATAATATTCTAGTTTTTCTCTTAGTTCTACTATTCATATTTTATAAACTTCCTTAGCTTGTCTTCTCATTTCATCTACTTTTTCTTTTCATAATCTTTCTATTTGTTTAATAGTAAATTCTCTTATATGAAATTCTGGTCTGTATGTATTGCAAGCTGGACAGCCTGGTCTACAATTTTCTTCATCAAATCTAAATTGTAAGTTTCATCTACTAATCCAATGGCAATTATGAGCTTCTTTCCAATGTATTTTTTTTCAACAACTTATACATTCACATATTCAGTTTTTATCTGAATATTTTAGCCTTATATACTTACTAAATACTCTATCTAGTTTTTTAATAACTTGACTTTTAGTTTCAGTTTTTACTTTTTTCATTATTAATTTAATTATTTTATAAAAACTCATTTGTGTGTGGTGTTATAAAATTTATAACTTCATATTTATCAAGTATAATAAATTTAAATTTTTTATCTATTTTAAATATATAATATTTTCATACTTTTATTATAAATACTAATGTATCTCTTACATAATCATATTTTTCAAACATTTCTAACTTTCAATCAAAATACATCATTTTATATGTTTTTAGATACTAAATCATAATGAATTAAATCATCTAGCATTATTCTTTCTTTTCAATTCTCTATTACTTTTTTTATTAGATTTGTATTTACTCATTGTTTAAGTAATACTTGAATTTCTATAACTAAATTTTCATAAGCTTCAACTTTCATATTTTTAAATCTAAGTTCACTTGTAGCAGTTTTTAGTAATTCTTCTTTATCTTCTCTTAAAGCTTTTTGTGTTTTGTGATTTATTTGTAAATTATCAATAACTTTTGCATATTCTCCCCATATTTTCAAAACTTTCTCTCAACACATATCACAAGTTCAATCTTTTAATAAATTACTTTTTTCTACAAATCAACAATTTGGACATATATATTTTTTCATTTTTTATATTTTAATAAATAAATTAGCTTTGTCTATCTCTTCTAGCCATAACATATCTTTCATATTCTTCTTCTGTCATATTAAATATTAACATCTTTTCTTCTTTTGTTGCTATTTCTTCTGGTACATTGAATATTATATAGTTTTTCTTATATTCTGTTCTTTTTTTCTTCCATTCATCAAGCTCTTCAAATATCTTTTTTGTTCTTATAAAGTTTTTGTCTTTTTTATATAAGTAGTCATCTATTTTTTGTCTTATTTGCCATTTTTTAGTTTGTCTATATCTTCTTTTATTCTCTCTTTTTCTAGCTAACTCTTCTTCTGTTTTTCATCTCTCATTCTCATATTTTCTTTTACATTCTTTGCACCAGCTACTAACTCTTTGTTTTCACATATTCTTATGCTTAAAAAAATCACTTTCTCTTTTAAATTCTCAACATTTAGAACATTTATACCAAGTTCACATTGTATTTGTTTTAGTCTCTCTTTTTTTTCACATTCTTATTTTATTAATTTTCTAAAAAGATTTATAGCTTCATCTAGGTTATTAATATTTTCTTCTACCACTTTTACTAAATACATAGCTAATATTTTTTCATCATCATTTGATATAAAGGGTGGTAGTTGTTTTTTTAATTCTTTTATTATTTTTTCATCAGTTTTTAAGAAATCCCTTATAAAACTTAGAGCAGTATGTAATTTACAAGGTGTAATTGTTTGTTCTGCTTGTTCTACTAATTCTTTTTTTTCTTGTCTTGTTAATTCTTTAATGTTTTTCATTTGGATCATAGTTAATATCTAAATTGTTAATATATTCTTTAAATTTATTAAATTTTTCAGTTTCAAATAATTTATCATATTTTGGATTGTCTGATGTATAAGTTATATACTTAATAGCTGTTTTTGCTGATAATGGTTTTTCTTTAATATCAATAATAAATCAACTTTTATATCTAAATTTATTATCTTGTGTTGCTTCTTCCTTTGCACAGAATATAAATTTATTTGTATACCATATCAACTGCCATTTTTCTCAATTTTCTTGTAGCCATTTTACACTTTTTAAGTCTTCATCTTCTTTTTGTTTTCTCCATATAGGTTCTATTATTTTTTTCTTAAACTCTTCACAAAAGCTTGGCTTTTTCTTTCAGTTCATAAATACTAATTGTAAAGTTTTTTTTCTTAATTCTTCATCTTCTTCTAAATATTGTTTAGGTGTAAGTGTTGTCCAATATTTAATTAAATCATAAGCTTCTGCTAATTTTTCTCATTGTTCTACTTGATTTTTTATCATTTTTGTTTATAAGTTATAAGCTAAATTAATTCAAGAATGGTGGCAAATCTTCATTGTCATCATTTTTTATTTTTTCTAAACCTTCATAGTAATCATCATTATGTTTATTATAATCAATGTAATCATTTTTAAAAGGTGTTTTTTCTCAGGCTAGCATTTTTCATAATTCACTAGCTCAACTATTTTTGTATTTTTCATTTTCTTTTATTTGTTTTTCTATGTGTTTTCTTTGTTTTTCATTCTTTTTTTTATAATCTACAAACTCTTTTTTAGGTTCATAAAAACTTTTCCATCAATTAATAATTGAGTTTTCAATCATTTGTTTAATTACAAGTTTTGATTTTCATTCTAATTTTTTAAGTAAAAGTCTTATAGCTCTATCTGTATTTGGTGCTTTTAATTTTTTTCTAACTTCTAAATATTCTAAGAATAAATCTTCTACATCTTGAAAATTTAAAAATTTAAATTCTTCCTTATATATATTTATATTATTATTTTTTATTTTTTTTTTCTTTATTATTATTTTTTGTACTTTTAGGCTCTTCTAGTTTGTCCTTTTGGGCACATCTTGTTTTATATTTTTGTAATAACAAGTTTATTATATTTTCTTCATTTATATAAAAGTATCTTTTTGCTGGAATTCATTTTAATTTTACATTAATAAGTCATTTTTCTTTTAATATTTTTATATTTTTCCTTTGTAGTTTCACTGATAATGTTGTGTCTTTTTCAATATTATCTATTGTATTATAGAAATATTCTTTTCATTCTATCAATAACATTTCTCATTTTTCTTTGAAATATTCTTCCTTGTCTATTAAATCAGATAATAACAAAGCTCATTCAATTCATACTTCTTTTGCTAGTTTTTTATTAACAATCCAAAATGAATTTTGTCATAATATTTTTTTAAGCATTTTCTTTTTCATTATAATTTAAAACCTCTTCTCAATAAAAATCTTTGTCAAAATATCAAAGATAAGCTAATAAAGATTTTCACCAACTATGTAATCATTTTCATCACATTTTTTTATATCTTAACATCATATAAATTATTGTCTCAGCTCTATTTGCTATTTTCTTTTCAAATAATATATCTGTGTTATCTCTTATTTTTCTTAATTCCTTAGCATATTTTTTTAAATCTTCTTCACTTGTTTCTTCTGTTATTCATTTATCTATAATCCATTGATTACTTATTTGTCTTAATAATAATTTAGTATCTTCCATTATTATTGTTTATATTATAAAAAAGCCACTATAAGTGACCTCCCCAGAACATCTTATAGTGGCATATTATGTTAAAAGCCTACAAAGGCTCAAATATTTGATTAAGATATTTAGGGGAGGTCTTTCAAGAACAAACTAACTATAAATTTTTTTCTTGAAAATGCAACACTTTTTTTAACTTTTTTTATTTTAGCTTATTTATATAATAAAAAGTATTTTAAACAATGTAAAATATTATTTAAGTATATTTTATCATCAACAATATATTTTTATTAAATACAGACTTTTTTGTAAAGCAATAATACTACTTTTCAGCTTCTTTTTTATCTGTTTTAGAATATATATTTTAATTTAATGTAAAAACCAGCTAATAGCTGGCTTACTTATCTCTCAAATGAGAAATCCCTAGGGACATTATTTAGCAAAGGAGACAATAAAGCCTCCAAGCTAAGAATATTAAGCCTACATTTTACACTTTTTATGCCTTAGTTCAAACCAACCAGATGGAAGGAATTCCTAAGAACAGTGTATTTTAGTTTTATGGCTTCAATTGAAGAATAACTATTTTATTATAAATTTCAATATTTTACATAAAAAAAATACACCATTCCCACATAAGTGGAGGTGTATATGTAGTTATTATATAACTATTTTATTGTTTTTTTCAATATTTCTTTAAGATTTTCTTAATATATTTTATTTCTTCTTTATTTGTAGATTTTTCTAATCTTTTTCTTAATTTTTCTAAATCTATCATTTTTTTATTTTAAGTTGTAAAATTCATTTGGATCTAAATCAAATATTTCTAGTAATTGATTTACTATTTCTTTTTTTATAACTTTTTCATTTATTTTCAATAAATTTTTAAATTGTTCTCTTGGCTCTTGATTACTAAATAATGTATGTAATCTTTGATGTATTTTACTACTTAAATATAGTATATTTCAAGGTTGATTTAAATCAAAATCAAAATTAGATTGTAATGACTTAGGAATTATATGATGTCTTGTTTTATTATGTTTCATAATTTTTATTTGTAAATAAAAAACTAGGTTATAAACCTAGTCTTCTTCTAATTCTTTTAACTTATTTTCTTTCTCTGCTACTAAATTAGCATATAAAGTATTATATTCTTCTGACTTAGTTTTAATAGTTTCAGCTAATGTTTGTGTATCTATTCATTTAGCTTGTGCTAAACTATCTATATAAACACTAGTTTCTCAATTTAAAACTTTTTCAGCTTCTGCTAGTTGTATAGGCCAAGTTGCTCTTTCTTGTTCTGGGTAATCTTTAATATATTCAACTATTGTTTCATCAAACCATTTATTGATTTTTTGTGTCTCAACTTCTAGCCACTTTTCATCTTTAATTATATTTCATTCATCATCTACATTATAGCCTTGTTCTTGTAATTCTTTTATTTTTTCTTCTAGTTGTTTTTTTGCTAGCTCTTCTAAATATTGTTGATATTGTTCACTTTCTTCTTTTGGAACTATCTCTCAATTTTCATAAACTCAATTTTCAATTTCACTTTCTAACCATTCATCAACTTTAATATTTGATTTTTCTTCACTTATAAGAAACAATTTTCAGTTTTTTATTCAGTAGAACATAGTTTTTATTTACTATCTAAATATTTTTTTACACTTTTTAGTGCTTTTGTATTTCATATATCTAATGCTCTTAATTTTAAATTATGATACTCAAAGTCAGGTTTTTTATTGTCTAAACATTTTACAACAGGTCTACCTGCTAAGAATTCTATAAGTCTTTTTACTTCACTAGCAGGTAAATTATAAATATTTTCAGGTTTTGGTGGATTTAAAGGATTTTTCCAATTAGTTCTAAGTCAAACTATAAATCAATCATTAAATAATAGTTCTAATAACATTCTTAAAATAAGTTATTAAATAATTTTATTATCTGATGTCAATCAGAACCATCTTCTCAATTGTTTCAACAGCTACCTTGATGTGTTCATCAATTTCATCATTTTGTTTCAATATTTATATTAGATATATCTCATCATCAATATATTAATCATAAATATCATCATCCACCTCATCATCCACCTCATCAGCTATAATCTCATCAATCACTTCACCCATTTCACCCATTTTGTCAATTTAACAATATATTTCAACTTCAACTAATATCTCAACTTGTATATAATAATAATCCTGCTCAACTTGCTCATCAAGCTCAACCACCTCATCAATCTCATCAATCACTATCTTGTCAATTGTTTCAGTATGCATCTCATCAATCTCAAGGTGTTCAGTTATAATGTCATCCACCTCATCAAGCACTAGTTCATCAGTTAATTGTTGTACTATCTCATCATCATTCTCAACCAGTTCATCAAGGATATCAACCATCTCATCAGTCTCATCAATCATTTCAATAATCATTTTCATTACTACCTCATCAACCTCATCAACATCAATAAATACTATCTCAATTTCATCAATATCAAGTATAATCAGCTCAACATCAATCTCATCAAGCACCACCACTTCATCATATTAATCTTCAAAAAATAGAACTATTAAATTCTGTAAATATTTTATTTGATAAATTAATGTCTCAATCAATATTTACATCTCAATTACATCTTATTAGACATACTCAAGCCAAATCATCAGTAGATAATATAGCTCAACTAGATATACTAATTGATGAAAATTGATAAACTTGATTTAAGTTTAAGTTAGTAGTTCAACTTGTTATTACTAAATCTCAATCACTACCATCTCAAAATAAAAACAAATCTGCTTTAACATTACTTAATCAACTACCATCTCATTTAAAAGCTGTTGCTTTTATTGTTCCACTAGCTTCTAGTTCTCAATCTGTATTTTCAATAATTTCTTGACTTCATATAGTAAGTTTTGTATCTATATTTAAAATACCTTCTTCTAAACTTATTCAATTAACTTGTAGTTTTCATAATTTTATAGTGTCTCTTTTGTCTGTTATTGTATAATCTGTTCAGCTTTTATCTATTTTACAAATAGTATAATCATACTCACTAGTATCAAACTCAATAGTAAATACATCATCACCATATATAGAATCTGAACCATTATCTATTTTATCTTGGTCTAGTTTAAAACTTATAAAATAAGTTCCATCATCTTCTCAACTTATATCAAGTGTTTTATCTTCACTAAGTTCAGCTTTTATTAATCAATCTGTTCAGTTTGATTTAGTATATTTTACAAAAGCTATACCTTTTTTAATTGTTATTGTACCATCTCAATTATATATAATTTCAAGATTAGTATCTTTCTTTTTACAAAATCATCAAATATTTTGTATATCTCAAAACATATCTGTAAAATCTCTACCTTTGTTTAGATTTATACCCTCAATAAGAGCTGTTCTTATTCAAGTATTTATTGTTTGTGCCATTTTAATTTTTAAAAATTAAATCTTTTATAGTATAATTATTTAACTTGTATTTCAATTTAAACTTCTAGTTTTGAAACTCTACTATTTAATATTTTAAGATAATTTCATAAATCCATAGTTATTAAATACTTATCTGGTGTTTTTATTTCACAAGTTATTAGTCAATTATTAACTTTATATTTCATTCAAATTATAACTCACATATAATCTATTTTTAAAAACTCTAATCAATTATCTATATAGACTCTTTGCCTATCTCATAAAGAATACTCTGTAAAATCTACTTTATTACTTAAAGTAAGTTTAGGAACTTTTATATCTGTAAGATAAAATCATAAATTATCATCACCATTTGGATTATAAACATATCTTTCAAATAATCATATTTCATTTATTGAGTTTTGGTCTTCTTGTAATGTTTTAGTGTCTCAATCAGAAATTAAAACAGAGTTTGCAAAACTATCAAGTCAAAATTGTATATCATATTTATCTATATTACTTCAAGCTAATGAGTTTATATCATACTTAAATATTCAAGTTTTTGTTTCTCATACTTGATTTGAGTAATCTAGTTTTTTATCTTTTATTCTAAATTCTCATATTGTTTTTACCATAGTTTGCAATATTTGCAGAAAAGTTTGACCAGCACTAAAGGAAAAATCATAACTATCTTCAATATCATTTAATCATAAATCAAATCATAGTGGCTCTATATCATTAAAATAGTTATATAAATCAGTTATTATATCTTTAACAGCTGTTCAACTATAACTTTTATCTTCCCTTAAAATTCTATATTTTATATAAGAAATATAATCTATAAAATATATGTTGATTAGTTGTTCTGTATAATCAAAACTTGATATTATTCCATCAAATACTTTAATTATATTTTCTCAAATATGATATATTTCAATTTTTACTCAAAATTTCAATAGTTCATCACTTAAATGCTTATCATTATAACTTAAAGTAAGTTTTCATTTTCACTCTTGATTTAAATTATTTTCAAATTCAAGTCAAGCATAAGTATCTAACATTGTTAATGGTGTATTGTCTTTTTTATAGAATTTTATTCTAAACATATTTTTTTATTAAATCCATAAATTTTGATATGTGTATTCTACATCAACTGTGTGATAATCTGTTCAAGTATCAACTACAATATCATTGTTTCAATTAATAAGATAAATCCACTCACTATCAATATCAATACTAGCAGATATATCAGTTCAATTAAGATATACAACTTTATTTTTAGTGTCAATTTCTAATACATCATCAGTATTCATATTTACTGCAACTCTAAATAATTTTCAAGTTGTAAGATTTCTAAATCTAACATATCAATCAGTTGCATCATCAGTTATTGCTGTTATTTTTGCATTCAATGGTGTTGTTATAGCTCATTGATAGTTTATAGTAGTCCAACTATTATAACCTAGATTTGTTTCAAGTTCTGTGTCAAGAGTTGTTCATTGTGTTCTATTTACATCACTTATACTTATTAAATCAACTCAATATATAAAAGGATTATCAGCCAATAAAGTTGTTTTATAGAAAATAAGATTTCTTTCTCATTGCTCTTCATTGTATTCAACAGCTTCAATAGGTTTACACTCTATATAGAATTTATTTCAATTAGGATCTTCAAAATAAAATTTATCTATTCAAGTATTATTTATGTTAAAATCAATAGCTGGTAAAAATAAGTTATCTAGTTTTTTTATTAATTCATCTCTAATTTGTTCACTTTCTGCAATAATAACTCACTCTATATTAATTAATCTTTCCCTTAATAAAGTATATCAGCTTATAACTCAATGATTAAAAGCTGGTTTTATTTTATTAACTTCTGTTTTTACAGGTTTTAAATCTACTTTTTGGAATAAAATCCTATTATAGAAATCTTCTCCTGGATTTCTTGTAAATTCATAATCTTTCCATTTAAAATTATGTACTATCATACTAGCTTTTTATTAAATAAATCAAAGTCTCCATTGTAAATCATAAGCCATTTTGTCCATATCAATATCTTTGTTAACTACAACATCACCAAATTGAACATTCACATTTTTTTGGCTCATACCAAGTCATCAAGCTCTAATGTTTTCAAGTCAAGCTACAAGTCAAGAATAACTATCAGTCATCCATTTTGGAATAACATATTCTCCTTGATGTACAACACCAGCTGGTTCAAGTGGTGTATTTCATCAAGTATATCAACCATCAGCAAATCATTTAACTAGTCATCACATACTATATCAAGTTGTTCAAGTTGTATTTGTTTTTTGTTGCCATAAATAAACTTGTTGTAATTGGTCTACTATTTTTTGATATTCTACCAGCAATTTTGCAGTTGTTGTTTTAGTTGTTGTTTCTAATTGTCAATAATATGTTGCCCATATTTGATTTAGTTGTGCAGTTTGATTTTCTGTTGCTTGTTTTATTTCTTCAAGAGTATCAAGTTGCAATTGTGTTTCTTGCAATAATTGATTTCTTTTATTTTCAAGTTTTACTGCTAATTGTATATTTTCCCATTCTTGGATTGCAATCCATTGTTGTTTTTCTTTATCAAAATATTCTGCTGTAAGTTGTCCATCAACTTCTTTTGTTTTTATAACATTATCTAGTAATCACTTTTCTCACTCAATAGCTTGATATATTCATTTTTGTTCATTTAGCTTTTGTCTTTCTTTTTCAGTTTCTAATAATATCTTTTGACTTTCATTTAGTTTATCATAAGCTTCTGCTTGTTTTAATATTTCTTCATTTGTATTTGATTTTATTAGAGCTAATTCATTTTCAAGCTGTATTTTCTTTGCAGTTAAATCTTGTTTTTCAGTTTCATCATCAGTAGTAGCAATATCTTTGTTTATGTTTGCTAGTTCTTTTTGTATTTCAACATATCTTTCTGCTAGTTTATTATTTTGCTCTTGATCTAATTCTCATAAACTATTATTTATTTCTAAAATAGCATTATGTGCATCTTCTTTCCATTTATTATATTCATCTCTAATACTTTTTAACTTTTCTTTTGTTTTATCATAAAGTCATAGTTGATTTTCTAAGTCTTTTGATATTCATTTAAATCAATCATTTATTTGTTTTACTGCTTTTGTTGTTTCTCATCAAACACTTTTTGATATACTATTTCATAATTTATCAAACATTCACTTTAAATTAAAAGTAAATGCTTTTGTATTTTTCTCAGTTTTACTATTTGTTCTTTCTATTTCTGCACTTGTATTCACATAATCCAACATCATATCATCAAATGTTGATGAGAAAATATCTTTTACATTATTTGCAGTTGATTTATGATGTTGGATTATG